TCAAAACGAGCAAATCGTTCTTTCCCACGGACCAAGGGCGCAAGGAAAAAGAATCCGCGTGATTGACGACAAGAAACAATTGATTAGAGAAGCTGCTGAGGCGGACCTTGAGACGTTTATTCGTCTTATCGCCCCTCATCAGGTTCTGGGGCAGGTTCACATCGACCTCTGCCGATGGTGGACTAGACAAGACCGTAAGTCCCACCAGTTGGTTCTTCTTCCACGAGACCACGGCAAGAGCCGTATGATTGCATTCCGGGTTGCTTGGTACATCACTAAGCACCCGGATTGTCGTATCCTGTATATCTCTGCTACAAGTAATCTTGCTGAAAAGCAACTTAAGTTTGTCAAAGACATTCTGACTCATCCTATTTATCGTCGATACTGGCCAGAAATGGTCCATGAAGATGAAGGCAAGCGCGAAAAGTGGACAAACAGTGAAATTTCAGTCGATCATCCAAAGCGTAAACTCGAAGGTGTACGCGACCCTACAGTTTTTACTGGGGGCCTTACTACTAGCCTTACTGGGCTTCACTGTGATGTTGCTGTACTCGATGACGTTGTTGTCTACGAGAATGCTTACACCGAAGAAGGCCGACAGAAGGTAAGATCACAATACTCTCTGCTGTCGTCAATTGAAGGCGCAGACGCAGAAGAATGGGTCTGTGGTACGCGATATCACCCAAAAGACCTGTACAACGACCTGCTTAACATGGTCGAAGACGTGTACGATGAACACGGTGAAGTCGTAGACGGAATCCCTATTTACGAAATTTTTGAAAAGCGTGTAGAGGATTCGGGGGACGGGACCGGTCAATTCTTGTGGCCCCGTATGCAACGCTCGGACGGTAAGTGGTTTGGCTTTGACCAAAAAGTACTTGCCCGTAAACGTGGACAATATCTAGACCGCACACAGTTCCGAGCCCAGTATTATAACGACCCTAACGACCCCGGTGAACTCCGGATTGACCGTGATAAATTCCAGTACTACGACCCCCGTTGGCTTACGTACAACGGCAATCACTGGTTCTTTAAGGATCGTCGCCTGAATGTCTTTGCATCGGCTGACTTTGCATACAGCGACAGTAAACGTGCGGACTATACAGCTATTGCGGTTATCGGTATTGACTTTGAACACAATATCTACGTCCTAGAGATTGACCGATTTAAAACCCGTAAGATCAGTGAAATCTACGAACGTATTCTAAACTTGTACGTTAAATGGGACTTCCGCAAGATTGGCTGTGAAATTACGTCCGGTCAAAAAATGATTGTGCAGGAACTCAAAGACCAATACATTCGACCCAACGGGCTTATGTTGTCGGTTCAAGACATTAAGCACACAAAGCACGAAGGCACCAAGGAAGAACGCATTGCCGCCCTTCTGGAACCCCGTTACGATAACATGTCTATCTGGCATTATCGTGGCGGCAACTGTGAAATCCTTGAAGAAGAACTAATCAACTTCCACCCCGCACATGACGACTGCATGGACGCCCTAGCTTCGGCTGTGTCTATTGCGGTACCACCGTCATCCGCCCGTGGGTCATCTCAAAGACTACCTACGTCAGTTATAACCCACCCACGTTTTGGAGGAATCCGTTTTGGCTAGAACCCTTGATGTGCAAGACATGGTCACACAGGACCGCCTTGCTTCGGAAATTGCCACATATTACGACGAGTGGAATATGTATCGTCACTCTTGGCTTGATCGTCAAAAAGAGGTACGCGAATACGTATTTGCTACTGACACGGCCAGTACGTCAAACTCTGTTCTGCCGTGGAAAAACAGCACCCATGTCCCCAAGCTGTGTCAAATCCGTGACAACCTTCACGCCAACTACCTTGCCGCCCTTAAGCCGAACGACGACGCTATTTGGTGGGAAGGGAATAACCGCGACGACGACACTAAAAAGAAGCGGGAAGTTATCCGGTCATACGTTGCAAATAAGCTGCGATCCAGTGGCTTTTGGACCGAAGTATCTAAACTTGTCTACGACTGGATTGATTATGGCAATACATTTGCTATGACTGAGTACGTAGCTGAGTTCACCGTTGATCCCGTTACTGGCGAAAAGATTCCCGGTTATGTTGGACCACGCCTAGTCCGGATTAGCCCAGAAGACATTGTATTTAATCCAACGGCTGCGTCATTTGACCAAAGCCCGAAGATTATCCGCTCGCTGCGGACTCTTGGTTCTCTCCGTGCAGACATTGAAGACCACCCGGAAATGGGATACCTGTCTGAGGTTTTCAATGAAATGGTTCAGGTGCGTCAACGTTTTGACGGTCTAACCGAACGGGACTTCCGTAAAAACTCATCTTATGCTGTTGACGGCTTTACGTCGTTCCTGCATTATATGCAATCGGGATACGTCGAAGTTCTGGATTTTTACGGTGACATTTACGATGCTACCGAAGACAAACTATACAAGAACCACCTGATTACGGTAGTGGATCGGTCTCTTATTATCCGTAAGAAGCCAAATCCTTCTTGGTTTGGTCGTCCCAATATCTTCCACTGTGGGTGGCGGCTACGTCCGGACAATCTGTATGCTATGAGCCCACTCGAAAATCTCATTGGTATGCAATATCGGATTGACCACCTAGAGAACGCCAAGGCCGACGCCTTCGATCTTATTGTACATCCAGTGCAAAAGGTCCGAGGTTTTGTCGAAGACTACGAATACGAACCCGGTGCTCGCATTTTTGTTGGTGACGACGGTGACGTTGAGTTTATGTCTCCCGATGTGACCATGCTTAATGCGGACACACAAATTGCTCTGTACGAGCAAAAAATGGAAGAAATGGCCGGCGCTCCTAAGCAAGCTATGGGTTTCCGCACTCCTGGTGAAAAGACAGCATACGAAGTCCAAGTCCTTGAGAATGGTTCAAACCGGGTCTTCTTGAACAAAACTTCGTACTTTGAAGAAATGTTCCTAGAGCCGATCATTAATTCAATGCTCGAACTCGCTCGTCGTAACATCTCGACAAGCGACATTGTTCGTGTCACTGACGATCAATACGGTGCTGCGTCTTTCCTCACCATCACCAAGGAAGATATTACCGCCGCTGGTAAGATTCGACCAATCGGTGCTCGTCACTTTGCTCGAAACAGCAACATTATTCAAAATCTAACTCAACTAGCTTCGTCAGCAATTGGGCAAGACCCATCTGTGAATGTACATATTTCCGGTAAAAAGATTGCTGCACTTGTCGAAGAGCTTCTAGGACTTCAACGATACGAGCTGGTTAAAGACAATGTTCGCGTTATGGAAAACTATGAGACTCAAAATCTCCTAAACGCCGGCAAACAAAGTATTATGGAACGCGGAGCAGTAAATGAAACTGGAATGGTTCAGCCACCTGTCCAACCCCAAGGACAAGGAGTCGTTTAAGAAAAATTTGCTGGGAAGCAAAATAGTACTTGACAGACTAAAAGAAATTTGTTATAATAAGATTAACAGTGGAGAAAAGGCCTCTGTTATGGACTATGACAACCCATCGTGGGCTTATAGACAGGCCCACCTTAATGGGTATCTACAGGCCTACAGGGAAATTTCTGAACTGTGTAAAGTCTCTGACCAAGGGACTAAATAAGGAGCCATTGACCAAATGAGCGTATTTAACGAGAACAACGAAGAGAATGTAACTTCGCCTCTTGCTGAGCTAGTCGGTGAAGGTCGTAAGTATTCAAGTGTCGAAGAACTAGCCAAGGCGTATAAGCACGCCGACCAAGCAATCGAACAGCGAAACCGTGAGCTTGCTGCTCTGCGGGATGAACTAGGACGACGTCTAGACACAGAAGAACTCTTCAACCGTCTCGGCCAAAATCGCGATCCGTCGCCACTGGATATTCCTTCGAGGGAACCAACACCGCCCGTCGAAGAGCCTAAAAGCGCACCACTTGATAATGAAGCGCTGGCTAAGAGGATTCGTGAAGAACTAGAACGAGCTAACAATGAACAACGGATTAAGACAAATCTAAATTCCGTTGAATCAAAACTTCTTGAAGCGTACGGTGACAGCCAGAAAGCCCTTGAAGTTGTGAAACTGAAAGCCCAAGAACTTGGCGTCTCTGTAGAATTTCTACAATCGGTCGCTGCACAGTCCCCCAAAGCTTTCCTTGCTCAACTCGGTCTAGATAACACTTCTAATCAAGCCCCCGTTGTTGCTCCCCGCAACGACATTAATCCGAGGGCTTTAAATGAAACCTCCGGGCGAGTAAAAGAGGGCACTTACGCATACTACGAAAATATCCGTAAGACTGACCCGAAAGCTTATTACTCACCGAAAATTCAAATCGAAATGCATAAAAAGGCCACTGAACTAGGTCGTGCATTTTTTGAGTAAACAAGGAGAATAAATGGCTGGTCATACTACTGCCAATATTGACGCTCTGATTCGTTCAGAGCTTTGGTCGAACCAGCTTAAGGATGTACTCGAAGACGAACTGATGGCGACCGGCTATGTACGCTGGCTCACTGAATTTAACGATGGTAACCAACTAACCATCCCGTCTATCGGTACCCTTCAAGCTGACGACTACGTCGAAGATCAACCTGTTCAATACAGTGCTCTGGATGTCGGTGAGTTCAACTTCACCATCAACCAATACCTGTCTTCGGCTACTTACATTACCGAGAAGGCTAAGCAAGACACCTTCTACATGTCCGAACTTGTGTCACAGTTTGTGCCGAAGCAAGCTCGCGCCATTAAGGAACGTCTCGAAGTAGACATCCTTAAAGAAGGTCAACCTCGGACTGGCAACCCCGCTGGTTATCAGGTTGCTGGTAATGCCAACAACATCAATGGTGCTGCTCACCGTTGGGTTGGCTCAACCGATCTGAACTCCAAAAAGGTTATCGGCCCCGCAGACTTTGCTCGTGCTCTTTACAGCCTGAAAAAGGCCAATGTGCCGCAAACCAATCTGATTGCTATTGTCGACCCGTCGGTTGAATACGTAATCAATACCCTACAAAACATCGTGACTGTGTCTAACAACCCCAAGTGGGAAGGCATTATCGCTGACGGTGTGGGTACCGGTATGCGGTTCGTGAAGAACATCTACGGCTTTGACGTCTATACCTCTAACTACCTACCGCTCTGTGGTGCCAACCAAGCCGGCACTTCTGAGACTATTGGTAGTGTGACTTCCGGCGCTAATGCTGTC